GGAAACTCGACTAAGTTGATGTGAGAAATGAAACTCATCCTCGTCAAGGAGAGAAACCGGCTGGCGACGCAGTATCGGATCGAGAACTCGTGCGGCTACACGCTGGACGCAGAGATCGAAGAAGTGCTAGGGATCGGCAAGCAGGACGTTGGGACGCGGCTGGAGGTTGAGGTGTCGAACGTGTACCGATTAGCGCTTAGCGACAAGGAGTGGATCGGCCCGTGGGACCCGCCACGGCCGTCTTACCTCGACGCGAAGTTACGGAGGGAGTTATGACAATATCTCTCGTGAGTATTCTCGTCACCCTGATCGTGGTCGGTTTGCTGTTATATATAATTCAATTATTGCCGCTCGACGCCATCATCAAGAAGGTCGCCTATGTGGTCGTACTGGTATTCGTGCTGCTCTGGCTTGTCTCCCTGCTCGGCGGCGGTCCGGTGATCCGTATTGGCTGAACCGAAGAAGAGGAAGCGGACGTGCAGCGAGTGCCTGCATTTCAGGGACCCGTACAGGAGGACCGTGGACGTCTGGCTCGGCGAGTGCCACTTCAACCCGCCAAAGGTGAGTGAGGGGCTGAAGCGCGCCCGGTTTCCCTTGGTCGCCCCCGATGACTGGTGCGGACAGTTCAGCAGAAGAATCGACTACCATGAGTAGGATCGTTGACCTCTACAGGCAGATGGCAGAGCTTACCAACGCCGTCTGCGCGAAGTGCCCGGTACCTTACAGGTGCTGCGAGGATGCCGGATGCGCACAGGCGATGGCGTGGACAGAGACAGTGGAGCAGGTCAATTTGACCGCCGACAAAACTCACATACCATTTCTCGAAGATGACGGGTGCATCTTACCTGCGCATTTTAGACCTCTTTGTTCGATCTGGCTCTGCAAGGACGCGGTCAAGCCGCCGGGGTACGCGGAGCTGCTGCGCGAGATCGCCGAAGCGGAGAAGGAGAGATTAAGGACTTGACCCGCTACGATGAAATTCTCTATTCGATGACCAGCGAGCTTGCGCTTCACCGAGTAGAAATCGAGCGCAATGAGACGGACCCGGATATAAATCTAAGCTGGCTAGAGCTGAGAATTTATCTCGATCACTCTAACCAGCGACCCGTTAAAGTTGCCTTCAAGGCCGAATCAATCCGCAACCTAACGAAACGGTAAAAGTTAAAAACCCATGCCATGTCACGTCCGGCTTAGTCGAGCCGAGTCATGCCGTGTTCCGCCGCGCTGTGTCAAGCCGAGATCGAGTTTCCATTGGTCTTCCTCACTATCTTGTCCTTGCTCTTTTCATCCACGTCGAGAAACTCGGGCACCTCCAGGGCGTCGATCTGCGCACAAGCCGGATATTTGGGCGGTGAAGAAGAAAGGCGCCAAGCGGGCTATACCCGGCGGGCTTTGTGATTCATCGTATAAGGCGCTTGACCTAGTAAGAAGTTTGCCAGGAAACTTTGAGATCGAGCACCGGCCCGGCGAGGATACCCGGTGCCTGCATTACTGCGCGGTTAAAAATTTCTGTTCACACGGAAGGAGTTTAACGGATAATGTGGCGAACGATGACACCTCGGGATTGCGCTAGTTTCTACGAACAACTAACGCAAATAGAAGTAAATTGGTATTTGGAACACGGCAAATTTCGCGACCGAATTGTGCGTGATAAAAGCGGCAATAAATATGTTATTGGCGACTGGTCTTGGAATGCCAAACACCCAGACCGTTACGAGTGCATTGAGCGTAGGATGAGCATGGAAAGGAACTTAGGGAAGTGACACCGAGGGAAAAGCAAATGTATGACGCATTAGCGCAGATTGCGCGCCGTGATTGCGCTAGTTTCTGCGGACTGGTTGCCAGAAAGATGATTGAGAAGATGAGAGATCACAAGATTGAGGAAGTAATCACCTCTGCCATGCCATGCCCGGCCTTGTAATGTCCTGCCAAGTTTCGTCCAGCCAAGTTCCGCCTGTTCCTGTCGCGCCACGCATTGCCTTAACTTGCCTCGACTAGCGTCTGCCCGGCTTGGCCCGGCATGGTGATCTCACAATCGATTATCTTTTGACCCATAAATTATTTCCTCCTTTTCGATTTGATGCGTTTTTGAACTTTCTTGTTGGGCGGATATTTACAGTTAGGGCACAGCTTTGGATTCTCGACGCGTGGGACCCATTCGTGATCGCAGTTCACACAATGGACGTTTGGTAGCGTGGTCATAAAGAAAAACCTCCTTCAGATGAAATCGTATATTATTATGATAATAAAGTAAATTGAAATCTTAATTGCTTGACATCATCGTTGCCTCGGGTGTAAGCAACAAAACAGTTCAGAAGCCACTGAAGTGTGTCAAAGGCGACCCCAGGAGAACATCCTGCCGGTCGCTTTTTTATTTTCAGGAGGTTCTAATGCCCCTCACCGAAGATCAGATAGCCGCCATCCCCGACGAGGCCACCAGAAACGCCGTTAGAGAACAACAGCAGAAGCTGTCACAAGTAGAAACCGGCACCGGTCCCTACGCCGCCGGTGAGCGACCGACCCCGACAGGAACCACAGCCGAGCCTGGCGAGAAGCCCTCTGAGTCGCAGATAGCACGACGGGGGACGACTTCACCCGGTGGCACGTTCCGTCTTCAGAACATCGAGATCCCTTTGGGTGCCCCGGCTGGCGTGGCTACTCCCGAGGAGGTCAAGCAGCGGATGCAGGACCAGGCAGACGACATCCGGGCCATGCTCGGAGACGCCGACGACGCTGAGGCCAAGGTGATCAAGGACAAATTAGACAGCGGGAACTACGACGAGAACGACCTTGCCTTGATCACTGCCCACCTGAACGAAGAGCACGTCAAGAAGTCCAGAGAGGAGTTGGCGGCGAAGTCCGAGGAGCGCAGGGCGGAGCGCGAGCAGAAGCAGGCGGAGCGCCAGGCGAGCATGGAGCAGAAGCAGCAGGAGAGGCAGGCGGCACGCGAGCAGCGCCAGGCAGCAAGACAAGCCCCGCCTGCGCCAGAGGGACAGGCACCGGCCGCAAGGGCAAGACGCGGAGCACAACCGACCCCTTAAATGCTATTCAGCCGCGAAGATATTTTGAAAGTGTTCTGCCCTACTGGGGAAGGTGGTGGCATTGATCCAACTTGTAATGAAGGCGGTGAAAGTTCTCGCGGGAAAGGAAACAAAACCTTTTTCAAAGCAGCCCCTGTTGATGTAGCCAATGCCATCAAGGCCAGAGGGCTGAAAGGCGGACGCTGGAAGATACAGGGCCCGGGTGGCGAGTGGCGACAACCTTCTGTTTATTTTGCGAAGAACATGGCCGGAGCTCATGAATATGCCCAGATATTGAGGGATCACTGGCCGCAGGGTGGGTTTCTAGCCAAACAATATATCACCGTCGAATTTACTATGCCCAAGGGTCGTCGAATGATTCGCGACGAAGACACCAAGGCACATACCGAATTTAAACGACTGAACCCTTATCGGGTAGAAGGCAACATCCCCGCCAGAAATATTAAATCTATCAAACTGTGGGAATACCGGGGCGAAGGTGGCAGTCGCGGTTATAAGCCGCCACGCTTAGTAGAAGTGCTAAAAGCGGATGATCAATTCGTTGATGCTGGCGTGGCCGTACTTCTGCCAGGCGATGAAGAGCTCGAAAATATCTTAGCTGAAGTAAAAAAAAATCCTTGGAGGCTAGCGGCGTAATGCCAGGACCCGGTCACCAGCATAGCGCCAAGATGGAAAGGTGCCTTGAGGACCTGAAGGCCAAGGGGCACGACGCCGGCAGCGCCCACGCGATCTGCTATACGTCTCTCGGCAGCGAAGCCAACAAGATCGAGAAGGGCGGCGGCACTGAGGAGTGCCCGATCTGCGCCGAGATAGCCAAGATGACGGCACCCATTCCCACAGAAGGCCCTCGCATCATCGCCAAAGACGAGAAGCGCCGCTACACCCTGGGGATCGTCTACGCGCCCGATGAGTTGGACACTGACGAGGAGTTCACCGACGCCGCCGAGCTTGAGAAGGCCGCATGGGACTTCATGCGCGAGCTTCAGGGGCGCGGCGAGATGGCTAAGCTGGCGATGGAGCTGGTCGACACCATGATGAAGTCTGTCCCGCCCGACGGCGAGGAATTGGACGTCGAGGTCGACGTGTCGGTTCTCTGCGAGGAGATCGCCAAGCGCGGCGTAAATGCCATGCATCTTGAGGACCTCGAGGATGCAGAGGTGGTCGAGTCCTACATCGCCCCGGTCGACATGGAGATCGACGGTCAGAGGATCGCCAAGGGGACTTGGCTCTGCGGGATCGTCTGGGGCGAGGAGCACTTCAAGAAGATCGAGGCCGGGGAGTGGACCGGCTACTCAATGGGCGGTTTCGCCCACCGGGAAAAACATGCCGACTAAGCTCGTCAATCTAAAGATCAAGCACGTCGCCGGTGTCGACCGCCCGGCCAACAAGAGACGCTTCCTGATCGTCAAGCAGGAGCAGATCGACAAGTCCGTCAAATACGAGGACGGCCAGTACTGTGCCTATGACGCCGACGGAAACAAGATCGGTGAATTCGACACTAAAGAAGCAGCCGAGCGCGCAGTCCAACGGGCAACCAAGAAAGGATCCACAATGCTCACCAAAGAACAGATCGCCAAGATCAAGGACAAGGACGCCCTGGAAGCCGTCATGGCCCAGCAAGAAGAGATGCTTGCACTGGAGAAGAAGGTGAAATCTCTGGAAGATCAGGTCGCCACCGGCAGCGTCACCAAGGACGACGAGGCGGAGATCTGGAAGGGGGTCCCGCCGGTGATCCGCAACCGCTTCGAGGCCATGAAGCAAGAGCGCGAGCAGATGGAGGCCAAGACGAAGCGGGAGAAAGACGAATGGGAGACGAGCGCCTGGGTGCAGAAGTCGGCCAAGTTCAAGTATTTGCAGATCACCCCGGAGCATTTCGGCAAGGTGATGAAGCGGGTGGCCGAGAGCGCCACCGCCGAGGCTGACGAGATCATGCGCATCCTATCCGCTGCCGATGGGCTGATCGAGAAAGGGACGGTGTTCATGGAGTACGGGCGCACGCGCAGCGACGCCAACGGGACGGGGGCCGACGCCACCAACATCGTGGCCCGGGTCCAGTCATTGGCCCAGGACTATCGCCACCTTGACAAGAACCTGACCGAACCGGCGGCCATAGAGAAGGTCTTCAAGGACCACCCCGAATGGTACCCGGTCTACAAGAAGCACAGCCAGATCGTGACCTCGGGCGACTAATACGTGTCAACTTAACTTGGAGGTAGAGCCATGCCAGGTGAACGCATAACGGAAGGTCTCGGCGACAGCTACGCGGCGGCAGCCGATCTGTCCACGCACCAGAACAAGTTCGTGAAGCTCGGCGCGTCGGGGATCGACGTGTGCGGCGCAGGCGAGGCCATGTTTGGCGTCTTAAACAACGACCCCAACACCGGGCAGGCCGGGGCGGTGACCCACTACGGGATCGTCAACCTGGTGGTGAACGCTGCTTCTCCTAACATCGCGCCCGGCGATCCGCTGGAGTCCGGAGCCAACGGTGTCGGGGTGAAGTCAACCGCCGACAAGAAAAACGTCGGGGCCATCGCCATCGACGCGGCCACCGCCGACGGGGTGATCATCACCGCGATCGCCGTATGCCGCATGCAGTCCGGCGTGTAAATAGTTTTATAAAAATCTGATCCACACGGAGGCCTAAGCTCATGCCCCTACCCACCAACGATCAAATTCGTCATGACATATTGCTGACGAACATCTCGGTAGCCTACAGCAACAACGCCTACGTGGCCGATCAGGTCTTCCCCCTGGTCCCGGTCCAGCAGCAGGCCGGAATCGTGCCCAAGTACAACCAGAGCTATTGGTTCAGGGACTCGGCGCAGCTGCGAGCGCCCGGCGAGGCGTCGAGGCGCGGCGGGTTCAAGATCGACAAGACCGATAAGTATTACTGCCCCCGCTACTCCTGGGGCTTCGAGCTCCCCGACGAGGTGAGGGACACGGCCTCGGTTGACGGGGCGTTCAACCTCGACTCAGACGCCACCCGATTCGTCACCGAGAAGGGTTACCTGAGAAGGGAAGTGGCCTTCGCCACCGACTTTTTTAAGGCTGGTGTGTGGAACGACAAGACCGGCGGGACCGACTTCGCCCAGTGGTCGGACTACGCCACCTCGAGTCCGCTGATCGACCTGGCCGGGATCTCCGACGACATGGAGGCGAGCATCGGCAGGGAGCCGAACACGATGGTGGTCGGCAAGCAGGTCTGGGTGCAGCTGAAGTGGCACCCCGACGCCATAGACTCTATCAAGTACACGCAGCGGGGCGTGATGACGACCGACATATTCGGGTCGATGATCGACATACCGCGCATCCTGATCGGGAGGGCCATCCGTGTATCCTCGGCAGAAGGAGTCGCTGAGGCATCGGCAACATACGTGCGGATATTCGGCAAGGGAGTGCTGGTCGCCTGGGTCCCTGCGGGGCCGTCCTTGCTCGCGCCGGCGGCGGGCTACACGTTTGTCTGGAACCGGGTCGCCAACGCTTTGCAGTACATCAAGCGGATGAGAAACGAGGAGAAGGAAGTGGACGTCATTGAGATGAACACGTATTTTGACCAGAAACAGACGGCACGCGGGGCAGGCACGTTCATCGCTACGGCCGTTGCCTGATTTTCGATCTCAGATGAGACGCTAAAAGAGGCAATGATGCCATCGAAGAAGAAAAGCACCGGCAGCCTGTCCAACGCCACCTACTACGTCCTGGGTGTTCAACTGGGTAAGGACGGAAACCTCTGGGGGATACCGGGCGACCAGGGACTGCTGGTCGACACCCTGAAGATGAGCAACATGTTAGACTCCCGGCGCGACCAGATGAAACGGATCTACAAGCTGGAGCCCTGGACAGGCACCACTTTCTTTGAGTGCGGGTGCGGGCTGAAGTTCGCCACCGAGCAGAGCAAGACCGCCCACGGACAGCGCCGACACCAGGCGAAGCGCTTCCTGGTCAAGGAGTTGTCGGACTGCACCGAGGAGGAGCGCGAGGCCATCCTGGCCGACATAGACCGCTATGAGACGGCCCCGAACCAGTTCAACGTACCGGACCCCGAAGATCGCGAAATGAGCCGGGAGGATCGCGAGCTGGCCGAGCAGATCGACTGGACGAAGACTGCGGCCAGTAACCACTGAAGGAGAGACTATGTACACCAAACTACCACGGGCGCAGATCTCTCCGCTGGGGTTCAACGCCCGATCATCGATCATCACCTCGACTCAGCTGCTCGCCATGTTCACGACCCCACAGGTGATCGTCCCCGCGCCGAAAGCAGGAAGCGCGAACATCTTTCTGGGCGCGTCGATTCGAAAACCAGCCGGGACGGCGTACAACCTGACAACCGCGACCGGACTGTCGGTCAAGTATACCGACGCATCGGGGCTTGAAGTCTCTCAGGCGGCCCTTACCGGCTTCCTCGATCAGACCACCCTACAAGCCCGATGGCTTAAGCCCCACACGGCGGCATCGGGAGCCAACACGACCCTGATGGTGGCCGCCTCTCCCCTGGTGCTCCACGTCCTGACGGCGAACATCACCACAGGGACCGGGGGCTTGAAGGTGACCGCATTCTACACCGTGGTGCCGGTGACATAGAGAGAGGAATTGATGTGCAACTCCTGTCTAGTGGAGCCCGGATCGCGAGCGGAGAGCAGGTGTCCCTTGGGGGATACTCCCAGATCACCTCGGCGGTCATTCAACTCACCGTGTCGGCAGCGGCCGCAGCGGCAGGCGACACCCTCGACGTCTACATCCAGCACTCGGTAGACGGCGGCACGACCTACGACGACTTCGTTCACTTCACAACGGTACTAGGGAACGGCGGGGCGAAGAAGTTCCTCGCCTTCTGGTCAGGGCTGGTCGCTCCTGAAACTGAATTAGGTGCGCCGACCGATGGCACGTTAGCTGTCGGTGTAAAGCAGGGGCAGACCGGGTCGAAGTGGAAGACGAAGTGGGTGATCGCCGGGGGGACTCCCAACTTCACCTTCAAGGTGGACGCTGACTTGAGGAGTAGTCAATGAGCGCCTCTTACTCGGACCCATCGTGCACCAACAAGGACGCCCTACGGTTTCTCATCGGGGACACCGGGCCGACCTTCAACTTTACAGACGCCGAGCTTCTCTACCTGCTCGACACCCACGCCAACGTCTACATGGCAGCCGCCACGGCCTGCGACATGATGACGACGAAGGTCACCAGCGGAGGATTGGCGTCGAAGTCGGTCGGCGGTCTGTCTGAGTCCTACTCGCAGGGGTCGGTCCAATTCTGGACGACCAAGTCGGCGATGTTTAGGAAAATGGGGTCAGGCAAGGCAGTCCCGATCTCTGCGGCATCGACGGGACGAGGACTCTGCGCCCCGCAAATTTTTGGGATGGGTCAGTTCGACAGGCGCGGGACCTCTCAGCCTGTGCCGCCTGGCGCTTGGGATGTGACCTGGAACGTCTACGACAGCGAGGAGAAGGCGTGAAATGGCCGACTACAAGAGAGGAAATGTTGAAGGCTTTCTGCCCAACGGGCGAGGGCGGCGGGATAGATAATTCATGTCCGCCAGGTGAGGGCAAAGAAGGCGTTAAGAGCGGCAAGGGTGATTCTCGCTCGATACCAAGGAACCCGGACGTGCCGCACGGGCATATAGTAGCGAGATCGAAGTATGGGACAATCCAGGCAGAGAGAAGGGACGAAAAACTACCCGCACGTTTCCAAGCTTATCGACGGAACGGCCAACTACAAGGGACGTACAACAATACATGGAGTGCAGCGGATGGTTTGCGTTCACCAAAAGATGAAGACAGACAACAATTTGTTAGCGGGTATCGTTCTCCCGATGTGACGTGGACGTGGAAAGTATGAGCGGCCCGTTCGTTCAAAATTTCAGTCCAGGCTGGATGACGAGCGTCATCACAGTTGAGCCTTGGGACGGTACCTTCGATGACTACGGCAACCCGCAATACGGAGCGCCGATCCAGATGAGCTGTTACATAGAGGACAAGGTTAAGATGGTTAGAAACTTTCAGGGCGACGAGAGGGCGAGCAACACGACACTCTATATCGAGGGGGGACCATTAACCGCGCACGACCGGATCATCCTGCCGCCATCGTTCAAGGGAGTGAACCTGACCCCGCCGGTCCTGTGGGTGAGCAACGTCAACGACCGCACCGGGTTCGACCACAGTGAAGTATTTTTATAAAGGAGCACAAGGATGGAAAAATCAGAAAAACCGACACCGGAACCGGACGAGCCGGAGCCTACACGGCCCGACGACTACCCCAAGCCGGGAAAGTAGATGGCTGAGAAGATCCTCAGCGTTGAAGTGAAGGGGCTCGACAAGGTGCTGAACAAGATGACCGCGCTCGGCCAGGACGTTTTCTTCGAACTGTCGCGGGCGCTTTACCGAGAGGCCGAAGGGACGATGACCGAAGCCAAGCAACTCGTTCCAGTCGACACAGGCGCGCTGCGAGCGTCGGGTTATGTCATGCTCCCGAGAGAGATCGGCGGGATGGCCACGGTGTCAGAAGGAACAGCCTTCGCGATCACCCCGTCGCACTCGGGCGTGGTGACAGTCGAGTGCGGGTTCGGCGGCGCGGCTGCCCCCTACGCGCTCGTCGTACACGAGGATCAGGAGGCGAGGCACGATCCGCCGACTCAGTACAAGTATTTAGAGCAACCGTTCAACCAACGCTCGCGGAATTTAGATGAACGGATCGGCGCGGCATTGAAGGCGAGGCTGGCCTGATGGCGATCCTGGAAGAGCTCAAGGGTTACCTGGTTGCGAACGGAGTCAGCCCCGTCTTCATGGTGAAGATGCCCGACACACCGGACGACGCGGTCTGCCTCTACGAGTACGGGGGAATCCCGCCGCAGTTCGCCCACGACGGCCAGCAGTGGGAGAACCCGCGAGTTCAGGTAGTGGCGAGAGACAACAACTACGCCAACGCCAGGGCGAAGGCGCAGAGCGTCTACGACGTGCTGAACGGGACGGTCAACACGACCATCGACACGCGGCGGTATTTGAAGATCTTGGCCTTGCAGAGCCCGTTCCCGATGGGGGCAGACGAGAACGACCGCCCCCGGATAGTCGTCAACTTCGAGATAGGACGCGTGTAAAAGGAGTTCGCTATGCCTGTTGTCAGCGTTACTGATGCACAGATTCGAAACGCGGTGAAGTACCCGACGCTGCCGGTGACGGCGCTTTCCCTGGACGGGACGGTCATCACCCCGACCGACACCGCCGGGATAGAGTTCACGGCGACAGGCCGCGAGGTCGTCGTCGTTCAGAACACGGCCGGCGCGCCTGGGACCTTCACCGTGGTCTCCACTGCGGACGCCCAGAACAGAACCGGCGACATGGGGCCGTACACCGTGGCCGCAGGAGGCTTCGCGTTCGTGTCGCCCCCGACGGTGGGTTTCATCGGGGCCACCGGCAAGATCACCATTACCGTCTCGGCGGCGACGATGAAGTTCATCATCTTCCGCACGCCGAACACCATCTTCTGATCTCAGGGAGGCAACGATGGCAGCAAAACAATGGGCGATGGGAACCAAGGTCCAGCGGCTTAACCCGTCGTCGTCTCTCTACGAAACGATCCCCGGCCTCCAAGATATTACCGGGCCGGACATCTCGGTGGACTGGCTGGACATGACCACACACGATTCGCCGAACTCCTATGAGGAAGGGGCACCGACGATTCATCGAAGCGGAGAATTGAGGGCGCCGATGATCTACGACCCAGCCAATACGGTGCATCAGTCATTGATGACGGACAAGGAAACCAAGCGACTCGGGACCTGGCGCGTCGTGCTGCCTGACCCGGCGTCGAACTACATGCAGTTCAGCGGCTACGTCACCAGCCTCGGCTTCAGTTTTCCAGTTGCCGGGCCTTTGCAGCAAAATTTTGTGGTCCGTCCGACGGGTGCGATCACTAGGGGAACGGGAGGTTGAGATGCCATTGCTTAACCGCGACACGGTCTTGGGAAAGAAGAAACTCCGCCAGGAGGTTGTCCAGATCCCCGAGTGGGACGGCGAGGTGATCGTGCGCGAGCTTAGGGGCGATGAACGGTCGCGCTATGAGGCTGGCTTTACCGACGCTGTGATGGGGGAAGAGACCACCGTCAAGGGAAAAACCAAGCGCTACGAGAGCATGAGGGCTAAGATCGTCGTGATGACCTGCATCAACGAGGATGGGACTCACCTGTTCGACGAGAACGATGTCGAAGAAGTGAACCAGCTTTCGGGAGCCGCCCTGGATCGGATCTTTTCGACCTGCATGAGGCTTTCCGGCTACACCAAAGAGGAGCAGGAGAAGCTCAAAAAAAACTCCGTGGACCCAGAGCCTTTGAATTTACACTAGCCCTGGCCCTGGGTCGAACCGTCGAGGAATTACTTGACTCTCTGTCGGCGTCTGAGTTCATGGAATGGAAGCTATACTTTAGCGAACACCCCTTCGGTCAGCTCCGTCAGGATTACCTGCTCGGGACTTTGATCCAGCTTGTCTACAACGCCTTGCGCGGTCCCGACTCCAACCCCTTAAAGCTCGAAGACATTCTTTATCCCAAGGTCGTCGACCAGGAGATGCAGGTCGAGAGCGACCTGGCTTACCTCGACGCGATGGTGACGTCCGGGAAGGTGATCGACATCAGAGAACGGAGGAAGAAATGAAGACAGCAATTTTTCTGATCGTCTTTCTGGTGCTGATCCCCCTGACCTGCCTGGCACAGACGACCAACACCTACACCTTCACCTTAACCTGGCAAGACAACGCCACCAACGAGACCGGCCAGGCGATCTACCGCGACGGCGTTCAGATAGCCAAGATCGGGCCGAACTTGACCTCGTACAAGGACCCGGTGACCCGAACGGTCGGGAGTCCGGTGTGCTACGAGGTGACCGCTTTCATTGCAGACGCGACGGGAAAGATCCTCTCAGAGTCGGTGAAGTCGAACCGGTCGTGCATGAACATGCCAGCCGGGCCGGCCCCTGCAGCCAATCCGCCGAGCGGCCTCAGCATCTCGGCGATTTCAAGCTCGGGGATGCGGATCACCTGGGAGGACCTGCCGAACGAGATCGGCTACGAGCTAGAAGGAAAACCGGCCAAAGGCAACCAAACCTTCGAGCAGATCGCCTCCCTCGCAGCCGACGTCGTGACCTACGACTGGACGGGAAGAAGGCGCTTCACGTCCTACTGCGTGCGGCTGCGCGGTCTGATGCCTTTACTCGCTCCCGTCTCGGCTACGGCCTACTCATCAACGGCCTGCTCGACGACGACCAAGTAAGGAGAAATATTTTGATCGCGGGGGAAGTCCTGACACGCTTCACAGCTGACACCGGTCCGTTGACCGCTGCCTTGAAGACGGCGAGTCAGCAGATCGACCAGGCCACCGACGAGATGAAGAAGTTGGGGTTCACGGCGGACCAGGTGGCTGTGGCGCAGAAGGCGATGTCCGCCGAGGTGATGAAGGGGGCCATGGCGTTTCGCCAGCAGAACGACGTGAGTGCGATGGCGGCCCGGTCGTTCGCCATCCTGCGCGGCGAGACCGAGCAAACCGAGAAATCGGCGACCCGGGCGCGTGCGGCGTTCCTGCCTTTGGCGGCGGCTGTTCAGCAGAGCATAAGCCTGTTCAAGGACATGAGCCCGGCGATGGCTGCTGTTACCGGTGCCGTCGACAACATGGTGTTCTCGATCCTAGGCGCGGCGGCGGCGACGGGAAGTTGGTCGGCTGCGCTACGGGTGTTGATGGGGATCCTCAGTCCCTGGACCATCGCTATCGTAGCGGCGGGGGCGGCCCTGGCCTACTTCGTCGGCAAGCAGAAAGAAGCACAGAAACAAACCGAGGATTTTCGCCGGGAATGGGACCGCTTGAACAACGCGACGATGCAGGCCGAGACGACCACCCGGCAGGGGGCGATCCAGTTGGACCACCTTCAGGAGATGGCGAAGATCTTCTCGATGAAGATCACCGAGGCGCAACGAAATGAACTGATCTTCAAGGAGCAGATGCGCTTCGGGGCCGAGATGACGAAGCTTCAGCGCGAGGAGCTGGAGAAGGCGGGAGAGGAAGCGAAAAAGTATGCCGAGACGGTGGCAGCTGCTCGCGACTCGCTCGTCGGTCAAATCGAGGCGGTGCGCATTCAGACTAAAGAATTGGAGGACGGCAAAGACGCCGCCATCGACTACGAGATGAGTATCCTTGCGGCGTCCGACAAGGTAGCGCTTCTCGGCAATGAAGGGAAGAAGTTAGTCGACATCCTGAAAGAAGAAAAAAAGGCGTTTGAAGCTCTGAAGGAAAGCCAGAAGCATCAGGAACTGGTGCTGGCGGAACTCGTGAAGCAAGGGGCTTTACAAGCCAAGGTCATGGAAGCACAGACAAAAGAGCAAGAGGAACTCGCCAAGGCAGGAGAGGCCTACCTGGCAGAACTCGAAAAAGAAGCAGCCTTCGCGGCTAAAATTAGTGGAGCTATTAGAAAGGATCTCCAGGATATAAGCAGAGCGTCGCAACAAGTATTTGAAGGCTTGTTCGACTCGATCACGCGGGGAATCGAGGCGACCCTTCAGGGAGTGATGGAAGGCTCCCAATCGCTCGGCGAGGGCATGAAGAACCTGGCGCGAAATATGATCATGTCGTTTAACCAGGAGTTGTTGAAGCTCGCCGTGTTCAACCCGATCAAAAACATGGTGATGGGATGGATGGAAGGGGCCAAATTTATTACTCCTGGCGCAACCACTCCAAGCGGAGGAACAACCGCGCCGACCCTGAACCTCGGCGGTATCGGTTCGAGTATCGGTGGGTTTTTTTCAAGCATCGCCGGCCTGCTGGGTTTTGCAAACGGGGGAATCGTTCCAGGGATGCGAGGTCAACCTGTTCCGATCCTGGCGCATGCTGGTGAGCGGGTCATCCCGCTGGGACAACGAGAAGGCGCGGGAAGTCAAGGAAACGTCCAGGTGAAGATCATGGGCGATGTCGTCCCGCGTGAGCCGACCATGCGCAAGGAGGACGTGATCCAGATCGGGCTCGCCCAATTCGAAGACCGCTCTATCTGGATGCAGTCCCTAGAGCAGAGGATGTCGCGGCGCAGCTGATATGGTGTTGGCGAACACGACGGATATTTGGAGCGCAGCCGGGACGGTCTTCATCGTGGTCGTGATGAGCGCCCTTACCGTGATGGGGATCTGGGAGCACGACAACCGCAAGGAAGAGCATCGAGTGCTCGAAGCGTTGGTTCGGGCAGAGAATAAATCGGTTAGGGAAAAAATGGATGCGGTGATCTGCACCACCAAGCTGAATCTTTTTTTCCAGACCTTGCCGAAGGGTCAAGTAATCAGGTGGCAGGATATTCCTAGTGAGTATTGGTCCTGCATGCCAAAGAATTTCATCGAGGAGCAAAAAAGTATTCGTTGATGGCCAATGGCAGAACAACCCGAAATAAAGATCAAGACCGCGTTCGGCGAGATCTCGGCAGGAGGGGGAATCGTGTTCATCGTGATCGCGCTCGCGGCCCTGACCGGCATGGTTGCCTATGAGGGTTTCAAACGCTTCCACGAGCACGTGCACATTCTTTGCGGCATACGGCTAAACGCCTACCTGTATACGATTCCGAAAGGGGAGGACATCACCTGGCAACAGATCCCGGCTGAGTACTGGGAATGCCTTCCGCCAAACGTGCTCAACCGAACCAAGCAACAGTGAGGAATTTTATGATGACCCTAGTCGCGTCACCTAGCAACATCATCCCCGTCCAGTCGCAGAACCCGACGCTGAAGGACTCGGTCGGCGGTGGCAGTTACCTTTACCGCCGCCAGTACACGCGGCCATTAAAGCGTTGGGAGATGACCTTCCCGGGCTTCGCCGAAGAGGTGGACCTGATCGCCGGGTTCTTTGACTATGCGCAGGGCGACAACCCGATCTGGTTTGACGGTGGCGGAACCCTGGAAGTCACCGAGCCGATCATCGTCGGCCTCGGCAACAACGCGAGGCAGGACTGGGACCTCCCGCACCGTTACGTGTTCGTCGCGTCGGCGGTCATCTACGTCAACGGGTCGGCGATAACTTCGTGGTCGCCGGTCGGCGGGGACGGGATCACGATGGACAAGATCCACCTGTCGGTGACCATCGGAAACTACGCGCAGATCAAGGCGAAGTATCGGCGAAAAGCCAAGGTGGTGCTCGACACGGAGGGCGATCGGAACCGAGGCCGGGTGTTCAGGGATCAGAACGATAACCGAAAGTCGATCTACCAAGAAAGAGTATTTTTAACCGAATGTCCGAATTGACACTAAGGGGGACAGACCACGTACGCGCCGATGATGCGCCGGTCTGCCCCCCTCTCCGGAGTGGGCACTAGCACCTGTGGATAAGTATAACCGTTACAGAGTGAAACACACAAGAGGTTTTCAGTGATCGACTACGATCTCGACTACGTGGATAGATTGAACCGCCAGTACCAGGGCGGCAAGTGGATCAAGGCGGCGATCCTGACTGAGACGCCGCTCATTAAGAAGTACTGGGCGGAGCACGAGGACCCCATCGTGTTTGCTGGCAACACATACCAGCCGCTCAGGATGTTCTGGGAAGGCCTGAAAACCAGCGTCGGGATGCCGACCGAAGGGTCGAACGTCGCCCTATCCAATCTCGGCAACGTGGTGGTGAAGTATCTCGGCAAGGACCTCGACCCGAGCGGGATGGAAGTGACCCTGCAACTGCTCCACCTCGATCTGCTCAATACCATTACCCGGCCCTACGAGAGGTATTTCAAGATCATCGCCGCGAGGGCGGACCTGACGATGGCCGTGTTCGTTTTGGGTAGGCAGTTCGGCAGAAACCGCCTCCCGCGAAGAATGATCTTCGCCGACGAGATGACTTGATGTTTAGGGACGACCCAAGAGACGTGATGACCAGACTACTCGCCATGATCGGCGAGCCCTACGAGCCGCCCGATGGGTGCGTGAAGCTGGTCATTCGGGGTCTCTGGGAGCTTGGGGTCAAGGTGGAAGGCGATGCGTTTCACGACCGGCGGCTGTTCAGGAAAGTGGATCGGGGAGAGCTGGGGACGGTCATCATCTGGCATGGGCTGATT